GAATGTCGAACAGTTGTACGACTTGTTGGGCGGTCTATACCCCCCACACCCGCAATGACCGTTCTCACTAAAAGTGACCTTGAGATTCGTGGTACGCCTTGGCCTTTCCCCACGCACCCGCTAAAAGCTTGGACTAAAAAACAAGAAGAGCAATACCAACAACAGCAGAGAAACAAACTACCCGAGGCACCACTATGAGAGTAGAAGAAGACGATGACATCCAAGACTACAAGAAACCTTGGGTAGGGCTGACGAGGGATGAGCAAAGTTTTGTTTACCAAAGATTGCATAACGCAACCTCAAGAATAGATTCGTTTTGGGTTGACTTTGCAAATGCCATAGAAGCCAAACTCAAAGAAAAAAATGGCTAGACCTTATGGAAAAATAAACAAGGGGCATACCGTACCCTACGGCAGTATGGTAAATGCGGGCTATGAGTTGCGCCAAGCGTATTACGCCAATGGGTATAAAAATGACCATCAGTTTCCTGAGTTGCCATGCCCATCACAACCCACAGAGTATGTGTGCCCCGAAGAAGAGTTGTATAGGAAAGAAGTCTCAGTGTTTGTACAAGAAATATTAGATGTGCTGACACCTAGAGAGTCTAAAGTGTTGCGCTTTAGGTTTGGTATTGGGCTTGAATGTGACCATACGCTTGAAGAAATAGCAGGAATGTTTGACCTAACAAGGGAGCGTATTCGACAGATTGAGATGAAAGCAATACGCAAATTGAAGAACCCCGAATTTAAACTTGCGGAAGTTTTTGCGCCCGAAGACTTATACCAACCGACTAACAGAAGGAAAAGAACATGACTAAACGAGAAGCGATAGTTGCCTTTATCAAAGATATGTTACGTCCGAGGACATTGGAAGAACTTATTGATATAGAGATGCGAGACGCATACCTATCAAAGATGCAAGCTGAGAAGTCCCTTGAGTACGCTACTAGCGTAGTTGAATACAACCGTCAGCGCATCCGTAGACTAGAAGAGAAACTTAAAGAGATAGGGAGTGGCAAATGACACCCGAAGACGAAGAGTTCACACGCATTGAGATGGAGTCTCGCGTTAAACAAGAGTATGTGCGGTCTATGAATCGCAAGCGTCAGATAGCCGAACCACGAGACGCTGTAGTTCACTTGATGGACGAGTTAGCTATAGCGAGGATTGCTGTCAGAGAGTTGGGCGATAGGCTTTCAAATGTAGAGAAGAGCAACATCCAAGTTAGGAACGAGACGCTAGACGAGATAGTTAAAGAGATAGAGCACCTTGCTATTGTTTTTGGAGTAGACACGGTGCACACTTTTATGGCGTTGATAAGGAGTATGAAGGAATAATACGAGAGCGTATTACTGGTTAAACCGAGTGCCCAACATGGGCGCGTCTTAAACTTAAAATCTTAAAGAGGAAATTATGGCAAAGAGATCACAAGCAATGAGCACAAAAGTGCGTAAGTATTTAGCAAAATCACCAAACGCAAAAGCGCAAGTTGTAGCCGAAGCTACTGGTGCAACAGTGCAATACGTCCACAACATTCGGTACATGGATAAGAAGAATGATGTGGTTAGCACACCGGCAGAGAAGAAGACTTCATGGAAACTGTTGGGTGTATCAACTAGCAAAGAAGCGATACGCTTGAAAGAAAGACTAGTAGAACTCAAAGTAGAAGCGCAAGAAGACATAATTGCCACACACCACACCGACATGGTTAACGAACCACCACACTACAAGATGGGCGGTATCGAGACTATCGACTTCATTGAGGCAAAACAGTTTGGTTACAACTTAGGAAACGTAGTCAAGTACATCAGTCGTGCTGACCTCAAAGGTAGCCACTATGAAGACTTGCTCAAAGCACGTTGGTATCTGAACCGTGAGATTGCTAAGTTCTCACCAGACACAAAGGTAAAGACGGGATGAACCTAATCACCCTTGACTTCGAAACGTTCTACGATAAAGACTTCTCTCTATCCAAATTAACAACTGAAGAATATATTCGCGATGACCGTTTTGAAGTTATCGGTGTAGGAGTAAAAATAAATGATGACGAAACGCAATGGTTCACAGGAACTCACGCCGACACCAGTGAGTTTTTATCTCGCTTTGACTGGGGTAGTTCTTTTCTGCTTGCTCATAATTGCATGTTTGATGGTGCTATCCTTTCTTGGCGGTTTGGTATTAGGCCAAAAGTACTTCTCGATACCTTAGCAATGCTACGTGCCATTGATGGCACAGAGGTTGGTAACAGCCTAGCAAAAGCCGCCGAGCGTTATGGCTTGGGGGTGAAGGGTACTGAGGTAGTCGCGGCTATGGGTAAACGCAGGATGGATTTCTCTGCGGAGGACTTGGCGCAATATGGCGTGTACTGCAAGAACGACGTCAAGCTGACGTACGACTTGTTTAATATCTTGAAAGCAAACTTTCAGAAGCCAGAGCTTAAGCTAATAGACATGACTCTCCGTATGTTCACAGAGCCGACGCTACGTCTTGATCTACCTGTGTTGGAGCAACACCTTGTAGTTGTACAAGAAAAGAAGGAAGCCCTGATTGCCGAGGCTTGTGCTGACAAGGAAGTGCTTATGTCCAATCAAAAGTTTGCTGAGCGACTGATTGAGTATGGTGTCCCACCACCCATGAAGGTTAGCCCTACGACAGGCAAAATGGCTTTGGCTTTGGCTAAGAGCGACGAGGGGTTTAAAGCACTGGCAGATCACTGGGACGAGCGAGTGCAAGCACTTGTTGCCGCGCGTCTTGGGACAAAGTCCACATTAGAAGAGACACGCACCCAAAGATTTATCTCCATAGCGAAGCGTGGTAGCCTTCCAGTTCCCCTGAGATACTATGCCGCGCACACAGGGCGCTGGGGTGGGGACGACAAACTAAACCTACAGAACTTGCCACGCAAGTCACCCCTCAAGACTGCTATCGTAGTACCCGAAGGCTACGTCATGATTGACGCCGACTCCTCACAAATTGAAGCACGGATCGTTGCATGGTTGGCGGGGCAAGCCGATTTGGTAAGCGCGTTTGCAAAAGGCGAAGACGTCTACAAAATCATGGCAACAAAGATATACAACAAACCTATTGGAGAGATTGACGACTCTGAGAGATTTGTGGGTAAGACTACGATTCTTGGTGCGGGGTACGGCATGGGCTGGCGCAAGTTTCAGATGCAACTCAAGAACTTTGGGGTAAGTTTGGATGACAACATGTGCCAACATATCTTGAAGGTGTACCGACAAGAGTTTCCATATATCCCTGCGCTATGGGATGAAGGACACAAAACCTTAGATGCACTGGCAAGCCCTAAACTTGTTACTACTCCGTTTGGGAAACAGCCACAGGCAGTAAGCGTACTCCCCGGAATTGGGTACGACCTTCCTAGCGGTTTGCCTCTTAAGTATATGAACTTGCGTTCCTCTGAGATTGATTTGCATGGTCGACCCCAGTACGTTTACGACACCCGCAAAGGTGAAGTCCGTATCTACGGCGGTAAGGTAGTCGAGAACTTATGCCAAGCACTTGCACGCTGTGTGGTTGCCGAGCAGATGCTACGAATAGCAAAACGCTACAAACCAGTTCTGACTGTGCATGATGCCGTGGCGTGCGTAGTATCCGAATCAGAGCGCGATGAAGCTATTAAATATGTAAACGAATGTATGCATTGGCGACCTAAGTGGGCTGATACGCTACCACTAGCGTGCGAAATTGGCGCAGGAAAAAGCTACGGTGACTGCGGTAAGAAAATGTCTATTGAGAAATGGGGGCTGTAATGCAGATAGGAGTTAATCAATACTTTTTAAGAACTAAACCCGATGTGATTGACAGCAAAGGGCCGGGCTGGTCAGTAGAGAGAATCAATACGGCGATAGCAACAGAACTATCAAATCAAGATGGAACTTATTTAACAAGGAAGGCAAAAATGATTTCAACAGACTATGAAAAAGCGTCAGAGCTTACCGAGACCGCCGACAAAATGTTTAAGCGCAATGTAAGTAACCTGATGATTACCACAGAAGAACTACAAACCAACATCAAGAAAGTCTCAGGCAATGTGCGTAAGGCGGCAGATGATTTGGCGGCAGGGCTATCCAAGGTTGAGAAAACCGCAAACTTTGCAAACCTAGAACGCTACGTCAACTTACTTGAGCGCGCGGCAACTGCAATGTCAACTCTTGCTGAGTTGGAAAAAGAAGGTAAGTTAGACAAAATTTCGAGCGCACTCAAATGAACTACACATGGTCGTATTCCAGCATCTCGCTGTTTCAGCAGTGCCCACGCAAGTACCACAGGATGCGGATTGTCAAAGATATCGTCGAGCCACCACAGGAACACTTGCTCTACGGCAGTGCGGTTCATAAGGCAGCAGAAGAATACATCCGTGATGGTACTGCGATACCAGAAAAGTACGCTTACATTCAGCCGTTCTTAGACCCATTAAAAGCTTTGTCAGGCAAGAAGCTATGTGAGCACGAGATGGGCTTGACCAAGGACATGCAACCATGCAAGTTCAGAGACAAGAATGTTTGGTTTCGTGGTATTGCCGACCTGCTTGTTATTGATGGCGAGAAGGCACGGATTATTGATTACAAGACTAGCAAATCTAGTAAATATGCGGACAAGAAACAATTAGAATTGCTTTCCCTTCTGACCTTCAAACACTTCCCGCAAGTCAAATCAATCAAGGCTGGCTTGATGTTTTTGGTAGTCAAAGATTTAGTCCGCGCCGAGTTCAATGCAGATCAACAGACCGAGGCTTGGGGCAAGTGGATACCCGAGACAAATCAGTTAGAGAGTGCGATGATTACGGATGTTTGGAACCCTAGACCAAACTTTACTTGCCGTGGTTGGTGTCCTGTCACCGATTGCGAACACAATTCAAAAAGGAGTTGAAATGCCATACGTAAACAAACCTAGACCATACAAGCACGAATACGAAACCTACGACGGCACACCCGCCGTTAAGAAGAAACGTGCGGCAATCCCTTCTCT